TTTTTCAATAATAATCTAACTGCTTGTTGGAAGATACGTGGTTCTCAGATGACTGATGATACTATCCGTGAGGCTAAGGGTAGGTACATCATGAAAGGTGAAAAGTTCTTTCACATACCCTACAAAGAAGCTGAACTAGTGACATTAAATAGCTTGACCAACAGTCAAGAATCTGTATAACTAGGGGTTTCCAAATGAACTACGAAGTCCACCTAGCAATACTCGTAGATAAAGATGCTAATTTCCTGGAGATTTCTGGGGATAACTGTGGAGTACTAAAAGAGATAATTGAAGATGCTCTGTACGACATAGACGATGTAACCGTAACCCAATGTGAGGTAAATAAATATGACTAAACTAACTCTTGACGAAAACGAATATGAAATTGATGACATGACTGATGAGCAGAAAGAGATCCTAAACATCTTGAATGTAGGCTCCAATGCTTCAGCACTACTAAATCACATCACTCAGTGTGTCACTGCTATTCAGCAGATGAAGACTAATGAATTGAAACAGTCATTGGAAGGTAGTGAGGATGATCAATCGGAGTGATCTAGAAGCGTTTGGCTATTTTGATATGTTTCAGAATAGTCCAGACTACGAAGAAGATCCTGTCCGTTTTTATAGCCAGTTTGTAGAGGACAAGATATTGACTAAAGGGCGTGATCGTCTGATAGAAAATACTCTTGGACTCTCTGGCGAAGCGGGTGAGGTATCTGAGAAAGTAAAGAAGCTCTTTCGTGATAAGAATAAATTCAAGGATGAAGATATACTGAAAGAGTTAGGTGATGTGTTGTTCTACACAGTAGCTTTGGCAAATATCTTCGGGGGTAATCTGCGTAAGGTTATGGAGATGAACATGGCAAAGCTAGATGATAGAGAGCAACGTGGTGTACTAAAGGGAAGCGGAGATAATAGATGAGCAACTACCTACCAACAGACTATCAATCCTTCATTCATACTTCACGGTATGCACGATGGCTTGAAGATGAAGGGCGACGAGAGAACTGGGATGAGACAGTTCAACGATACATAAAGAATGTTGTATACAAAGCCTTCCCTAATAACAATCTAGATAGACCCCTTACTGATAAAGAGTTAGCTTTTGACTGGGGTAAGGTTGAGAAAGAAATTTACGATGCCATTATGTCACTAGAAGTCATGCCCTCTATGAGGGCCATGATGACTGCAGGTCCAGCTGCTACTCGTGACAACACCTGTATGTATAACTGTAGCTACCTACCCGTAGATGACCCTAAGTCCTTCGATGAGGCTATGTTTATCTTGCTCTGTGGTACTGGTGTTGGCTTCAGTGTCGAGCGGCAGTTCGTCAGTAAGTTGCCTGAGATCCCTGAGCTGTTCGTTAGTGAGACTACTATCGTTGTCAAAGACAGTAAGGAAGGTTGGGCTAAAGCTCTTCGTCAAGTTCTTGCTCTCCTCTGGGCTGGTGAAATCCCTCAGTGGGATATTGGTTTAGTACGTCCTGCAGGTGCAAAGCTTAAGACCTTTGGTGGTCGAGCCTCTGGTCCAGCACCTCTTGTTGAGTTGTTCAACTTTGTTATCACTACCTTCAAGAATGCACAGGGACGTAAGCTATCTAGCATTGAGTGTCACGACATCATGTGTAAGATCGGTGAGGTAGTTGTAGTAGGTGGAGTACGTAGGTCAGCTATGATCTCTTTGAGTAACCTCAGTGATGATCGTATGCGTCATGCTAAGTCAGGTGCATGGTGGGAGAATGATCCACAACGTGCCTTAGCTAATAACTCTGTGAGCTACACAGAGAAGCCAGATGCTGTATCCTTTATGCGTGAGTGGATGGCACTGGTAGAGTCAGGGAGTGGAGAACGTGGTGTATTCAATCGTCAAGCAAGTAAGAAGCAAGCTGAAAAGAATGGTCGGCGTGATCCTAACTACGAGTTCGGGACTAACCCGTGCAGTGAGATCATACTTAGACCGAATCAGTTTTGCAATCTCACTGAGGTTGTGGTACGTGCGACAGACAGCATGGAAGATCTTGAACGTAAGGTTAGGCTGGCTACGATTCTGGGAACCATACAATCCACCTACACCAAGTTTCCATACTTGCGTAAGGTGTGGAACAAGAACACAGAAGAAGAGCGTCTGTTGGGTGTGTCACTTACAGGGATAATGGACAACTCCTTGATGACTATTAAGAACAAAGGCTTGGAGAAGACTCTTGAACATCTTCGTGGGATTTGTGTTTCTACTAATGCTGAATGGGCTGACCGTCTTGGTATACCTGTTGCTGCTGCAATTACATGTGTCAAACCGTCGGGCACCGTCTCACAATTGGTGGATAGTGCCAGTGGCATACATGCTCGCCATAGTCCCTATTATATCCGTACTGTGCGTGGTGATAATAAAGACCCCCTAACACAGTTCATGACTGATCAAGGTATACCTAGTGAGCCTTGTGTTATGAAGCCAGATCAAACAACAGTATTTAGTTTCCCTGTGAAGTCTCCGACTAAGGCAGTGGTTACTGAAGATATGACAGCCATTGAACAACTTGATACTTGGCTGATGTATCAACGACATTGGTGTGAGCATAAACCCTCAGTGACAATCAATGTTCGTAAGGATGAGTGGTTTGAAGTAGGTGCCTTTGTGTACAAGTACTTTGACGAGATGTCAGGTGTATCTTTCTTGCCTTACAACGAGCACACTTATCAACAAGCACCTTATCAAGAAGTAGATAAGGATCAGTATAAAGACTTGCTTTCTTCTATGCCATCTGCTATTGCTTGGAGTGAGCTGGCTAACTACGAGAAGGAAGACAACACAGTCTCAATGCAGACAATGGCCTGTACAGGTGATGTTTGTGAGATGGTTGATATAACATAGGAGAAATAAAATGTATGTTCTAGTGCTCATAATGTTCTTTGAAGACAGGTATAAGATCAAAAGTCATGATACGTTCTTCCCAAGTCAAGTTGCTTGTCATCAGTTTGCAGCTCCACTTAAAAAAAGACTTATGGACACTAGACCTTCACCCAACTCTGATGTAAAATACTATTGTTTTGAAATCCCTAAAGAGGTTTAAATGAAATACGATCCAGTAAACAGTCCAGCACATTACAAGTTAAGTGGTGGTATAGAGTGCATTGATTATATTAAACAGGTGCTAACCCTTGATCAGTTCATTGGTTACTGCCACGGTAATATGATCAAGTATCAACACAGGTACATGTACAAGGGTAACCCTGTTCAGGACATGGAGAAAGCAGAATGGTATTTAAACAAGATGCTAGAGGCAATGGAGGAAAAACACAAATGAGACCATACGAAGAAGGCATAAAGGACTTTAGGGAAGGCAACTTAGGTAATCCCCATAGACCTAATACGAAGCAGAACAGGGAGTGGGAGATGGGCTTTAACAAAGCTTACTTCCGTAACCTTGAAAGGGTTAAGTTGAATGAACAAAAACAAAAAGAGTCTTGAAGAAGAGGCCAAAAGTTACAGGCAGAAAAAGATAAAGCCACCGCTGAAAAACAAAGCACTTACTTCTCGTAGGTACTTAGCTGGTCAAGCGATGGCTGCGTTGTTATCAAGATCTCCAGGTCACATACACAGAGGAGATATAAAGCGTGAGTCATATGATTGGGCTGACTTCATGTTAGAGGATGATGATGAATAACAAAAGGGGGCTTCAAGTGGCCCCCTTAAGTTTATTGTATAGCTCTTAATTCAGCTGGAGTTTGTAGCCGTTTTATCAAATCCATTGTATTTAAATAATCTTCTAGTATATATAACTCTTCCCTAGTTAATTCAGATAACTTATCTTCTAGATTTAAATCCTTTAAAGCTTCTGTAACCTTACCCCTAGAATGTTTATCTGCAATCTCAAACTCTAGGTCTGTTGTATCATTAGGGCCAGATCTCTGTAAAGCTATAAGAGTCTTGGCCATTTTTCTTGTGGGAGCTACTACATATTTTTTCCATTGAGTTTTTTGTTGCTCTTGAGTGGCATTCCTAAACACATTACTCTCCATAAGTTCTGTAGCTTTAGGTTCAAGTATCTGAAAAAATACATCGTGATATTCACTAACAGCTTCAGGTGCCATCTCTCTAGTTTTTACAGCAGCATTTAATTTGTATTGATCTTCCCCAATAAGATTTAATACCCTTTGAGTGTTAGTTAAATTTACTCCACGTATACCTAGTATCTTTGTAGAGGAAGGATCAGTAGGTCCAGTTGCTGTTTGTACTAGCGGTGCTTTAACTTCTCTTCCAAGAAGTAAGTCTGCGATGTTATCAACGTATCTAGTTGCATCGTTAAGTATTTTTTCACCTTGATACTTATCTACAGGTCTCCCGTCTCTACCTAAAGCAATTCCAGCTAACGTATTAATAGGTTCTAGTGGCCTTGTTACAGCAGCAATTGGTTGTACTATAGTTGACCCTAAAACTTTATTAAATGCCTTCCAATAATCAGCATTATCAGGGTCAGTTAAATAATAAGCAGCCTCTGTAACATCCCTTTGACTTTTATCTAAATTCCTTAGTAATCCAGACAAGAGAAAATCATTTCTAATTCTTTCGTACAACTCTGGTGGCGGAGCTTCACCATCCATGTAGTAAGAAGCTACTCTAGCTGCAGCTTTAAACATAGAAAAAGGAAAGTCATATTGTTGATTAATAATCTTTCCTGTAAGCGGATCTATGCTTTGATACATATCAAGACCCTTGAGTCTGTTTTCTTTTTCTTGGCCAGCCATTGAAAATATAAGGCCAGCAGAAACAAAACCTCTAGTTAATAAAGCATCAGTTCTTTCTTCTTTAAACTTACCCATTGATTTCATAACCAAGTTTAAACCAATAGTATTTTTACCAGCAAAAGCCATTGTTGCATTAAAAAATCTTCCAAAAGGAACTAGCATACCTATACCAGGAAGATTTCTGGCATCTTCAATAACACCAGCAATTTGTCCTAAGTTAGTGCTGTCTTTATAGGACTTTGAAAAAATAGCATCTAAAGTATTGTCTACTGCTTCAGCTTCAATTTGTGCATAGACATCTGAAGCTAAAAACTTTTTGATTGGTTCATCACCTATAGTTTTTGATCCATAAAAATCATTCCAACCTTTACCCGTAGTAGCTCTAAGTTTTTTATCCATTTGAAAAATAAATTCAACAGACTTTGTATAGTTATCCTGAGCTTTAACTAGAGTTAAAGTTTGAACTAAGTCAATCTTATCATCTATAGCTAAACCTAAAAGTTTTTGTTCTGGTGTAAACTTACCATCTGTTACAAGCTTAGTCGTATTTTCTACACCCCCAGGGAGCATACTATTTAATCTCTGAAGTGCTTCAGAGTTTCTAGTCAGTGCTGATTGAAATGCAAGGTAGCTCATGTCAGGGTCTAGTAAAAGTTTTGCCCTCATAACATTAGATTGAAATAGTATTGCAGCTAGATCATGAGATTTTTTACCTTGCTTGGTAGCACCCACTAGTTTAGCCATAGTACCATAGCCCATGTGGACTGCAGCCAAAGATAAATCCGTAGTAGCATTTAATGCTGTATTACCGTACCAACCAATTACGTTTAATGCACTTGTAGAAGGGTTAGCTACAAGCATCCTGATCATTCTGTTTTGAGTATTTCTAATTGCATCGGTAGTGAGTCCTTCCATAACCTCTTCACCCTTAGGTTTTTTAGGTCTTTGAATCAAACCCATATCCATAGCTGAATCAATTAGATGCTTGATCTGTAGGTCACTTGCAGAAACTTTAAGTTGTTTTGCTGACTGACCAGCAACCCCAAGTGTTCTACCTACATCAGACATCTTAGCAGCAAGAACATCTCCAATATCTTTACCCGTAATTTCAGATCGTTTTAGTACTACATCTTTTGCTATACCATCTGGACCTTCGACAGTACGAGAAACTTTTATTTTTTGCCCAAGATTTTTTTCCATAGCCCTTACAAAATCTTGAGCTTCTTTATTACTAACCTTTGCAATAATATCTGACATCCAATTAGTAAAGTTATCATCTTCAAACCTTTTAGCCCAAACAAAACCACGTTCAGCTGCAATCTGAGTCATGCCTTTAAAGACGTTTTCACCCTCTTCTGTAGCTTGACCCAGCAAAAGTGTCTGAAAAAATTCTTTT